TCTTTATATAGCTTTTCACAATCTTCTAAAGTTCCTTGTATATCTTCATTAAAACAAGTGTTTATGCGCTTTCTACTTACAGGTGTACCAACTGGCATACCATTTTCTGGATCAGTTTTTTTAACTAAATGACCTATACCAAATGTTGGTAAACCTAAGTGATCTAAGTATACCTGACCTATATTTCCTTCATCAGATTCTATTTCTGATCTTAACTGTTCAATATTCACAATTATCTCCCTTGTTTTTTTCTTAAGCTATTTATGTGTTTGTAATAAAAATAATTACCTATCTTATTAAAATATTTACTTAATGATAACCAAAACCAAATCACTTAGTAAGTCCTTTTTGTTTTTCATATGTTCTAAGTCCACCTAAACCTAACATACCCATCAACACTGTCATTAATGATCCCATGTCAAATGTAGGTAACTCAGGTATAACAACTCCAATATATGCACACAAAAATATAGTTATAGGAGCTAATACGAAATGCCAACACAGTGCTACACCGCAAGTCCAGCCTATAAAGGGTCTCCAGCCTGCTACAAATATAGATTTATGCTGTGCCTCTGCTTTATTAATTTCAAGCTGACCTTTAGCAAGTTCTTGTGCATGATTCTCAGCCATAGTCGCCACCTCATGTGCCAACTTATTCTTCATGTCTTTGTCTTCTATAAACTTGCCAAGTAAATTAGATACTGGGCCAATTAAAGCAGTTAACATTAATATACCCTCTCTTTCTCTGAATCAATATTTGGAACTAACTTGCACATACATTGATAAATATCTTCTTCTTTGTCTTTCATTATAGTCTGATTGTTTAATATTTGTTTAAAGTTAATACAATCATTTACATTTTTAAAATAAATACCACCTTCTAATTTTAAATTCAAATAACAAACTAACATAAAGGCTGTCATTATAAGTCACTCTGAGGCGTTCTGTGTATAGCAAACTCTTGTATACTAGCTACAATATGAAATCTATTAGCTGTTCCAGCTTGAACTGATATTGATTCACCAGCTTGAAGAGCTAAGTCTCTTGTTAACAACTCTGCTGTTGCATGACCAGCAACGGTTTTATCAAATAATTCAAAAACACTAGAAGATGCATCTGTTATAAATACCCTTAAAGTATCACTGTTATTACTATGCTCATGAGCCAGTATTGAAGTTATAACAGAACTATTAAAGTCAGCACCGCTAGGAGCTGTATACAAAACTGTAGCATCGGTTGTTGTTAAAACAGTTTTTGCATTTGTTATCCCTAAAACATATTGTGGTATACTTGTTACAAACATTATCTTTTACCATCCTGCCTTATGTTTATTTGAGGGGTTCCAAGTTTAAATTTTGTTCCCAAAGCACTCGATTCAAGTCTTAACGCAAATGTTTTACCTCTAACTCTAAAGTCAAGTTTTTCAGTATAAGCCTCAACTGGGCTTGTTGCTGTTCTTTGTGCGGTTCCTGTTTCTGTTTGCGATATTCCAGATCCTGAGTATCTTTGAGATTTAATTGTAAAATCTACTGTTGGGTTGATAGATGTAGAGCCACTAAAATTAACATCTGGCACCACTTCATTTAAAAAAGAAAACCCTTGATCTTGGCTAAATTTCATTGGCGCTGATTCAACAAAGGCAGTCATAGCAGATCCATCATCATCATAACCTGTTTCATGATTGTATAAGTATTGACCACCAGTAGACACAGGCAAGTTTCTTATTCCTCTATCTAGCCATGCTTGCCTTGCTAATGTACCAAAATACCAAACATTTTCTGCATAGTTAAAGGTTATATATGAATCAACTTCAGTCTCACCTTCACTTGGATAAAACCATATTATTTCACTAAACTCTGAATTAACACCAACATGAACCTTGTCTTTTTCTTCAAAGTTAAAGTCTAAAAATACTTTATCTTTTACTGAGCAAGGTATTTGTCTTGTGCCACCACCCGAGTATGCATAGAAAGTATCCACGCCCATCCAGTAAACAGAATCATCAACCGCTATGGCTGCTGCAGGACTCATGATTGTTATGTTTTTAGAAAGCTCCTTAATACCAAACGTAAATGGAGGACCAATAAATCTCATTGAGTGAACGCTTTTGTTTGTAAATACAAGTATCTCTTCTTTTGTTTCTACTGCTTGCATAAATGTTGAGCCGCCACCAAGCCTTAAGTCACCAGCTGTATTTGTTGTTGTTGGAAACCAATCAACAGGATTTTCTTGCGATGAAAACCTTATTAACAATGGATCTTGAACACCATTCCCTTTTGGCGCCGCTGAAGTTGCTCCCAAACCATCACATCCAAAAGCTATGATATGTCTGTCTGCATCAGAAACAATTATTTGTTTTGCTATCTGAGGAACACTTGCTCTTGTTCCCCCAAGCCCACTGGCACTTAACTCAACCGCATTAGCAAATCCTAAAGATCTATCCCAATAATATAATCCGCCATCTCTTGGATTGATTATCAAGTCCTCTCCAAAATTATCATGTGACCAAAGCCTTATTTGAGCACCCGGAACAGTAATAGAAGCAGCACTACCCCATCCTACAAAGTCATCTGTAGATAAAACATTACCTTTTGCTAATCTTACTAAAGAGCCGTTATCATGTGTTGAGGCTGTTGTTCCGCTATGCCCTCTTGTTACAGTCATTGTATTGTCATCAGCGGTTGCTGATACAAGCATTAACTCATTACCAACAAGAATAACATCGCCTTCTGTATTCATGTCTGTTTCATCAATGACATCAACACCTGTTTCTGAGGCATCTAGAGCTTCGTTTAATGTTGTAGACAGCGCACTGCTAGTTGTGCCGCTCCATTGCCCTGCACCCCATCCTGTGCCTCCCACAGTAGTGTTTAATCCTGTATTTAGCTGATATGTGCCTACAACACTAGCTCCGCCATTACCGGTATCAGAAGCGTTAGCGGCTATACTTGATGTTACTGTATAAGAGTTAGAACTTATTAAAGAAGTTATTTGATACTCTTGATTCAAAACATTGGCAGTTATATTGCCTCCTAAACTTGATGCGCCAGAAAATATAACAAAATCATTTTCATTTGCTCCATGAGCTGGATCAGAAACAGTTATTTCTGTAGATCCATTTGAAGCAGAAAAAGTTATGTCACCTGCATTTGTTGTGTTTCGTATAGGAGTTATATCATTAAAAGCTTGACCCTCTTCTATGTAATATTTTAAATGAGTGCCAATCCCTAAAAAATCTGAACCATCTAAAGCAACCCAGTTATGTAAACGTCTTGCAGCACCTTGAAATGTATTTGTTGCATATTTAGTCCAGCCACCTATTTTTTCTGGAGTTCCTAACCTAAATCTTATTTTATCACAATCTACAAACCCACCTTCATTGCTATAAGGAGTTATATCGGAAACAATACCTGATTTAAATTTTAATGGAATAAAAGCCATTAACCTATTCTCCCTAAAACAATTCCATTGTTTGTTACTGATACATTACTTTGACCTAAAAGATAATAACCAGCAGCTCCGCCTGATGATCCCGTTGCTCCAGATCCGGGTGCTGTAGACGGATAAGATATAGTAGTGCCAGAACCATTTGAACCAGATGCACCACTACTACCTGCCTGACCCAAAGCTCCTCCAGAGCCTCCAGTACCTCCAGTTCCTGCATTTGTTCCGCCACTAGTACCTGCTGAACCACTGCCTGCTGATTGAGCAAAGCCTTGACCAACACCACCCGCACCACCAGCACCTGCTGTAGAAGGAACATTTACAGAAAGAGACAATGTTGCGTTCATATCATTATAGAAAAAAGCACCATCTGGAGACGAAGATCCATAAGGTCCTTGTGTATAATTACAAAAGTAATAAGTTGTATTTGCAGCTAAAGGAGCTTTTAATCCACTCCAGTTTAATCCACTACCATAATCAGCCCCACCTTGACCCTGACTCTTTGTGTCTTCTGCTGTACTTATATTTACAACGGGAGTTCCACGATGACCTGTTTGCTGGTCTTCTGGATAAGGATCAGTTATATAT